TGCATCATGGTGTCAGCCGTGCGCAGGCCTGCAAATGACACTGAATGAAATTGATCACCCACTTGTCCGTTCTATGGAGAAGGTCGATATTGATACACAGATTGATGTTGCAATGAAATTCGGTGTACGCTCAGTCCCAACTATGTTGATTGTAGACGAAAATGATCAAGTTATCCGTACTATGACTGGTAATCAACCCGCTGCAAAGATTATTGAATTCTTAGCGTGAAATAATGAGATGAATATATAGATCTGAGTATATTTTACTATATGAAAGGTCTCTATAATGTCTCAGAAGGTTGTTTTTACATGCGATGATTGTGGTGTTGATGTCAAAGTTATTCTTGGGGATGACTTTGATGATGCGCAAATTTAGTACTGTCCAGTGTGTGGTTCTCCTGCACCACTTGACGAAACTGATGATGAGTAATGAGTGGTTTCTAAATGGTGATCCTGTAGATGAACCACCTGAAAAGGCAATAGGTTTTATCTACAGGATTACTCGTTTGGATACAGGTCGGCAGTATCTCGGAAAAAAACTTCTTCAGTTCCGCAGAACAAAGCAATTCAAGGGTGTTAAGAAGAAGATGATGGTAGAGTCTGACTGGAAGACTTACTACGGATAGAATCAGGAACTTCAAGAAGAAGTTGCTTCTCTTGGTGCAGATAAATTTAAGCGAGAAATCATCAAGTTCTGCTTCTAGAAGTAGGAATGCAACTATGAGGAAACTCGGTATATCATGGAAGAAAGAGCGATGTTCAGTGATGCATATTACAATCAGTGGGTATCTTTCCGTGTGACTAAGAAGCATGTCTAGTAGGCACTGAAAAAGAATTCATTCTGAGTGTACTTTTATTCGGTTGTGTGGTATAATACATCTAAAGGCTACACAGTGAAAACATTCAAAGAATATAACAAAGAAATGATTATTCTGGAATCATTTCTAGATGAAATGGCAAATCTTGTCCCAGAAGATACAGGGCTGCCATATGTCATTTGGTTAGGAGAAGTAGGTGGTCAGCATGGCCCTAGGATCAAGGTGTCGAATACAAGAGGCAAGATGAACACAAGTTCTTGTTTCGTTATGTCGGTGAGCAAAACTCCTCAGGTCCTAACACCAAAATCTTGCAAACTTGATCAACGTGAAATTGATGACATTTCAGATTGGATCCAGTTGAACTATGAAAAATTGATGGGGCTTTGGGATGTATTTGAGACTGGCAATGGAAGTGCAGCAAAACTTATAACATCTTTGTCTAAAATTTGAACTTTTATTCGGTTGTGTGGTATAATACATCTAAAGGCTACACAATGAGGATATTGAAATGATTTTCCCTACTATCGGTCTGATTATTTGTGGTGTGATCATGTGGTTGGTGACAATCTTACTGAAATTGGTGCACGCTCCTTGTTATGCACGTGATCTTTCGTGGTTTCTGTTACTTCTACCTATCACAGCACTAGTGACTTTCGTTGTTCTTTTTGCAATTGGTGCTACCTTTTTCTTTATGATTTTTCAACTTATTTCTATTGGCAGATAATCGAAAGTACTAAAATGATGAAATACCGTAAAATTGAAGTTGCTATTCTCTCCGCAAAACGTGAGCGTAATCTCCAGCGCATGGATGATATTAAGATGATTCTCGAGCATAAAACTCGAATCTTGGATATGGAAGCAGATCAATCTATGAAGCGCTCGGGTTTCATGAAGTCTAAAAAATTCAAAGATATTTCAGAAGAATATTCTTTGGTCCAACGTCTGCATCGTATGACACAAGCATATGCCTGGAGTTGAAATCTTTGAAAGAGCTGACTTGGCAAAGTTGGCTCAGAATCCCCCGAATCTGATATTCAAGACTGCAGTTGAGTTCTCAGAGTTTATAGAAACTCTTGCCAAGAGAGACTCTACAACATTAACATCAGTTCTTGTTGACTTTTGTGAAGTGTATGATCTAGAGTATGAGACATTAGCAAAAATGCTGACAGTATCTCTAAAAGATAAAGTATCAGCAGAAATGCAAGATGCAGGTCTTTTGCCTAAGTCAACACGTTTGGAGTTTGAAGAAGACTAATTATGTCTAAGGTTAAGAATATCCATAAACGGTATGAAGATGAACTAGATCGTAGAGCTAGCAAATCTTATAAAATACAACAGCGCGAACAAGCCGAGAAAGAATTTAATTCTCGGCGTCATTACTGCAGTATAAATACTGATGAGGATGATTATTCAGACATTGATGAAATGTTTGAAGATGATGATCTTCAGTAAAACAGTGCTATATGCACTATAATTGTAGCGGCAAGTCCGCTTTAACTTAAAGGAAAATAAAATGAGCTTTACTCTTTCAGATCTTCGCAAGTCACGTGGTGACTTCGCTTCTCTTCAATAGGCCTTGAAAAAGACCACCTCTTATGAGAAAGATGACAACGATGATTTCTTCAAACTGGAACGTGACAAAGCCGGCAACGGTTCTGCTGTCATTCGCTTCCTGCCAAAACACCCCGATGACGAACTACCCTGGGTGAGCATTTACAACCATGCTTTCCAAGGTCCTACTGGTCGGTGGTATATTGAAAACAGCCGTACTACTCTCGGTGAAGCAGATCCCGTTAACTTTCTAGCGGCCTGATAGAGTAATCTTTCAGTGAAAACTCGGTTAATTGCTGGAATCCCCTTAAGCTAACAATCCCACAAAGTGTTGTTGTGCTCTGAATCATTTTTCAATAATAGTTTAAAAGAGATTCAGATGAGTATAACATGCGTAATTACAGGAAAACATTATCAACATCTAAGAGGCTTTTTAAACAATCTCAGAGCTATGGGAATTACATCTAGAGAATACTATGACAAGTATTTGAAAAAATCTGGAGATGATATCTGTGAGTGTGGTAATATGAAAAATTATCATAACTTCACACATGGTTATAATTCTTATTGCATTTTCACAAAAACAATAAGAAATGAGATTATTAGAAATAAGTTCAATGGTGAAGTGTTATGATGCAGAATAAAGTTGCAGTTTTGATCATTCCTAGTAAAAGCGAAGCCCGAAAGGGCAAACTTGACGGGTCTAAGAAATTGTTAGATTGGGCAATCAGCAGCCAAGCTTCTAACCTTGATAGTGGTTTGATTATCAAGCATGAAGAAGGTTCAACGACTATCCTATGTGGAGTAGAATCAAGTGATTCGAAATGCCGAGGTTCTTTGAGACAAATCAGAGAACAAGATATAGTCTGGTCTCCAGTGAAAATTGGAGCTGTATGAAATACGGGCATCAAGTAACGATTGGTGTTGAACACAAACGAAGTGAGTATAATGCTGCACTATGGAAGACCGGTCTCGAGGCAGATAAAGAATCTGCTCGCAAGTCCAAGCGCCGCCTGAATTACATCGCTAATATTCTGATTGTGTCTTATCCAACTAAGCCGGAATTAGAAGGTAGTGTGATGAAGTTTAAATTTGGCAAGAAAATCTTTGAAAAGTTGATGGAATCTGCTAATCCAACATTCGAAGATGAGAAACCACTGAATCCGTTCGACCCGTTCGAGGGTGCAAATTTCAAACTGCGCATGCGTCAAGTAGAAGGTTATCCTAACTATGACAAATCTGAGTTTGCTGATGCTTCTCCTATCGCAGGTTCGGATGAGGAAATTGTTGAAATTCTCAACAAGATGCAACCATTGAAGGAACTTATTGCTCCTTCAAAGTTCAAATCTTATGACGAACTCAAGCGTAAGTTTGATGCAGTCATGAATGGAATTACTGTTGGTACTAAGACTGCCGAGGAAGTTGCAGAGTCAATGTCAGCGATGCCTGTTGCTGCTCCTAAGACTCAGGGTAAGACTGTCACTGAACCAAAAGTTCAAACAAAAGTTAAACCTGCCCCACAAGCCGAACCTGATTCGGATGGCGATGATATAGAAGATTATTTTCGGTCTATTTCCGACAATTGATAAATAATTGATCTAGGAGAGGGAATTCCCTCTCCATTTTTATTTGGAGAAGATTATGTTTAATAAAAAGACACATGCAGAAGCACTGGAACGCATGGTTGCTTTCCATACACGCGCTGGAAATGACTCTGCTGTTACTGATGCACAATAGGAATTGGATAAGGTTTAGGCAGAGATTGCTAAGGCTGCTGAAGCGGCTGCTGAAGCCGCACAAGTACCTTCTCTTGAAGATG